TTTGGGGCTTACCCCATCGAGTATAGATGAACTTTTGGAACTTTGGGCTGAGTTAGTTTTCGCACTTCAGTTCGACGGAAAGATAAAATTAAAGGCTAAACAAAGAGGGTAATGGCTACTAAGAAACCGATTGAGTCCGCGACATTCCAAATAACCCTTAAAGACAACTTCTCGAAGAATCTCAAGTTAATGGAAAAGAACCTCTCAACTTTTGAGAGGAGGCTCAACTCCGTTGACAGAAAAGCGGCTCATATTTTTGGCAGAGTAAACAAAGCCGGAGGCATGGGCGGTGGCGTCAGGGGTCGCGCCGGATATGGCGGATTTAGAGGGGGTGGTGCGGGAGGCTTCGCCATGAACGCTCTTTCATCATTTACCGGATTCACCGCCGCAAATGCCATCGGGCAAATAACCGACGCGACAAAGGAGGCCGTCGCATGGGCGGTAAGATTAGGTTCTGAATGGCAACAGACGAACATCGCCTTTACGACGATGCTTGGATCACGCCAACACGCGAAGGACACCCTCCGCGACCTTTCTTCATTTGCCGAAATAACTCCATTCAAGCAGAATGAGGTGGTTCAGGGGGCAAGACAGATGCTTGCCTACGGTTTTGATCCCGATGCGATGACGGAGAACATGAGGATGCTCGGTGACGTTGCTTCCGGCGTTCATAAGCCCCTCAGCGATATCGTGTACGTTTACGGAACTCTCCGTACTCAGGGTCGAGCCTACTCTCGCGACCTTTTCCAATTCGGTATGCGTGGTATTCCTATCTACGAAGCCCTTTCTGAAACATTGGGCAAATCGGGTGAGGAGATCAAGGAAATGACAAGGGATGGGCAAATCGGGTTTAAGGAGATAGAGAACGCCTTTAAGCACATGACAAAAGAAGGCTCTCGTTTTGGGGGCTTAATGGCGGAACAGGCAAAATCACTTGGCGGGCGTTGGGAAACCTTCCAAGACAAGGTTGAGAACATGGCGAGAAGGTGGAGTACGAAAAACATAGTCCCCGGCCTGACCGAGATGCTCAAAGGCATTAACGAGATGCTCCCCGGCATGAGGACTGCCACCGACATATACTTTGAACAAGAAAAAGCACTATCCAAAGACGAGAAAAGCCTACGCACACTTACTGGCAGATATCAGGATTTGACTCATACGTCGGTAAAGACCAAAGATCAGCAAGAGGAGTTGAAAAAAGTGATGAACGATATTGCCCTGATCGCTCCATCTCTCGTCACATCATGGGATGATTACGGTAACGCGATGGCCGTCGCAACCGGAAAAACCGAATCATTCATCCGTAAGAACCAAGCATGGTTAAACGAGATGAATAAGGAGTCTATGCACGATCAAATCATGGAACTCCAAACCCTTTCCTCTCAACGCACGATCGCAAAGAATGAACTTGCTTCGGGGTTTAGCAGAAGTTTTTTTAGTCGTGGCGACGGCACATGGGAGGAGCAAGCAAAGAGAGCTAAAGAATGGCAACGGCGTATGTTCGGGCTAAGTGAAAAGGAAAAGAAAGAAAGGAAGGAATTTTTAAATACTTATCAGGACGACGCCAAAGGATATGGTAAAGAACGTGCGATAGTCGCAGAAATGATGCGATTAATGGGTATCTCTAAAGGGAAGGACTTACCCGATGATATCAGGCGTCAGCTTGACTATTTTGGCATCCCAATAGAAAATGACTTTGACCCATACAAAAAATTCGGTAAGCCGGCCAAACAGAATCCATTTGGCGACGAAGATGGCACCGATGGCATGAGTGGCGTTGAAAAAATCAGATCACAGACGCGAAACATTATCGTCAACATCACAAAAGTCGTGGGAGAAATCAAGTACGAGAAATATGAAACAAGCGAGCGCGACATGACTCAACGTGTTAGTCGCGCATTGGTAGCCGCCGTCAATGATGTAAACCTTGTATCTTAGTATTATGCCCGATCAACCCATCATACCGCAACCATTAACCCCAACTCCACCACCGGACTATATTCTGCCTGAACCAAAACAGGCGGTGGATTACAATAACGAAGGGGTTAAAAAGGAATTTGTAGTACCTCCTTCAAAGGAAGCCATCGGAGAGGAGGTCGGGGGCGGATATAATCCACTCCAAGTTCCGCCTATTGAACTGCCCCGTCAGACTCCTCTTTTCCTGTTGCCTCCAGCGGTAGCTATTACCGATAAGCTGATTCCTCGATACAAGATCGTCCCCATCGATGAATACCTATACCAAGAAGGGTCATTCAACGACGCCGCCTCGGGTTCTCTTAGGATTGGCCAAGAAGATGTCGATGAAGCCTTCTACAAATCCCTTCTCGGCAATCCCGTTTACTCTACATTGGAATTTCCTCAAACCGGCCCTTTGGCCTTTTGGCCACCCGTTGGAGAACTTGCCCTTCAACGCACCGGAGTATCACTCCGTATAGACATGGCCATCGTCGAGATCAACCAAACGAAAAACATCATCCGCACCGCTATCGCCGGAAGGAATGGAACCATCAAAGAATACATCGGCTTGGGCGACTATGAAATCAACATCACCGGAGGCATCGTTTCCAAATACAATACCTATCCCTTAGACGAGGTACAACGCCTTCTTGATATTCTGAGCATCAGCGCACAAATACCCATCGCGGGAGGGCTTTTTGAATTATTTAACATCGATTGGGTCATCATCGACGAATTTAAGATTCGCGAAACAGAAGGCACTCGGAACATCGTTCCTTTCACCATCCGTTGTTCTTCTGACAGGGACGATACTATTGTCATTGGCAGTAATAGCGTTATATGGTAATCCTGATATGCCGTATTGAGATTCAGCCCAAAAATGGGACTTTGAAAGCCCTTACTTGGGATTACGTCCACGAGTGCGAGATCACATCATCGTGGGAAGAAATGACCGATACGGCAAAGATCACTTTACCCAAGTCCGTCAAACTTAGAACCGCCGACTCAAAGGGCGATATCGATATTTCTTTCGCGGGTAAGAATGCGGTTTTCAAACGGGGCGACGCTATTCGCATCTACGCGGGATATCGATACAATAAGAATACAACCTTGACGCCTAATCTTGCGATTCCCACGCCAACAGATGATTTGTCTTTGCGCTTTTCAGGCTTCATTACACACGTCGACCCCTCCATGCCGATCGTCATTTCTGCGGAGGACGGTATGTATAAACTGAAAAACATCACCATCAAGAAGTATGAGAACCCAAAGGCCACGCTGAAAGCCATCCTCACCTATATTATCCCCAAAGATGTTAAGTGGGAAACGGAGGACATCACCATCGGGAAATTCAAAATTGAGGACTCCTCCGTCGTTGAAGTTCTCGAATACATGAAGAAGGAATTTGGGTTCAGTTCCTATTTCTTGGATGATGTCCTCTACGTCGGGTTCCAATATCAAACATCGAAGATCGAGCAAAAGATTGTCGACAACGCTCCCATATTCCACTTTCAACATAACATCATTGAAGGTAAGTCTCTTGTCTTTCAGGAGGCTGACGAGATCAAATACAACGTCAAGGCCATCAACATCAAGACCGGAAACAGGAAGCACACAATAGAAGTAGGCGACGCCGACGGCGAGCAACGCACCCTCCACTTCTACAATGCCGACGATAAAGACCTAAAGGCTCTTGCCACCGAACTCCTGAACAAAATGAAATACACAGGATTTCGTGGTGACTTTACTACCTTCTTAAACCCTCACATGAAGCACGGCGACGCCATCAGCCTCATGGACGACGTTATCCCCGACCGAAACGGCATATATTTGATTAAGGCGGTGAACACGAAATTCGGCGTTAGTGGTGGCCGTCAAACGATTACCTTAGATCGCGAACTTAATACCTTTGCAAAATGACCGTAAGGGAAGCTATATTGAGAATTGTCGAAGATAAGTTTCGGGTTGAATATGGCCGGATTTGTACCGTAAAGTCGGTTGATACAACTACCCTGACCTGCACCGTCGAAACCCTCGATACTGATGCTGAAATCACAGAAGTCCGCCTTCAAGCAGGGGAGGGTGTTGGCCTCATAATGATCCCTAAAGTAGGGAGTATCGTAATTGTCATGGAAGTCGTCCGCTTCGATTATGCCGTCGTCCTCTATTCCGAGATTGATAGCATAAAGATGCTCGACGGCTCTTTTGGTGGCCTCGTTAAGGTCGGAGTCCTTGTTTCACGCCTTAATGAGGTTGAGGATAAATTGAATACGCTCCTCTCCATTTACAATTCCCATACTCACCCCGCCCACCTGACCCCTACTCCATCAAGGGTTACAGGGCAAGTTGCTAAGACCACAAGAGCAGATATCGAAAACACCCTCGTGACGCATGGCAAACTATAAGCCCACAGAAGGAGAAACCATTTACGACGTTTCCGTCAAACTTTACGGCGACATGACGCTCGGCCTCAATGAGTTGCTGACCACCAATAACATTACGCTCGATACCGATATCGTCGGCCTAAACCTGACCTACGACGAAACCGCGACCCGCCCCTTTCCGCGCCAACCACTTGTTAAAATCGTGGGGACTAAGGGTTCGTACAAATCTCAGGAGAATCAGTCCGTTTATGACCTTTCCATTCAGCTATACGGGTCTATCGAAGCCGGTCTGCCTGTCCTTCTCTCAAAGGGGTTTGCCCTTAATCAATACGTTCCGACCCTTACCCCTATCGAATACGACCCCGGCAAAGAAGCGAGATTCTCGGTCGCCGGCACCGATATACCTCCCGTCCCTACCATTTCCTACCGCTATCGCTTTGATGCTCTCGTAGCCATTGATTCCCTTTTTGCCAACGCCACTATGACTACCGGCATGGTTGAAGCCCTTTCCGCTTACGACCAATCCACATACCAAGTCACCGGCGTTGCCAATCATGGTGAGGAAATTACCGCCACCGTCGAAACGGATCGCTACGTCATCTATGACACGGCCCTTACCGAGGCCATCACCGCCTCCAACTCTCAGGATAGGTTTGTCGAATGGGGGGCTATATCCTCGGAGGCCATTTCCTCTACCTCCTCACAGGATAGGTTTATCGATGCCTTTGGGACTCAATCTGAAGCCCTCTCAGCCACTAACGCCCAAGACAGGACACTTATCATGCCTGTCGACCGAAGTGAGGCTATAAGCGCCACAACGTCGCATACGGCCACCTTTGACGGCGTGAGTTCAATGGAGGAATCCGTAACCATCACCGGTGTGCCTAATGCCACCTACGTCCTCGGATTGGCCTCATCTACCGAAAACGCCTCTGCAACGGCATCTCAGGCCAATACCCTCGTTGCCCCTGTGTCCATTACCGAGGCTTTGACCGCCTCCCACACTCAGTCTAACACCATTATTATCGGTGTTACCTCGATTACCGAACCCGCAAGTCCTTCCGAATCTCAGGTGGCTACCGTGAATTTCTCGGTCGTTTCCATGACGGAAGCCCTGACCCTGACCGTCGTTCAGGACAATTACGTCATTTACACCGTCATAGATATCACCGAAGCCATCTTCGCCACTTCCTCACAGGATAGGACATATACACTCGGAACCGTCGCTATAACCGAAGCCCTGACCTCCTCAGACGCCTCCGACCGCACCTCCACTCTCGGAACCGCATCTGCCACCGAAGCCCTTTCCGCTTCTCATTCTGATTCCTGTCAGGCCGTATTCCAAAACAATCAGGGGGCTTTCAATGGCGCTCCGTGGGACACTTCGGATGCCGGCGGGTCGATATTCAACGTCAGCCATACCGAAGGCATTACCGCCACAGATTCTCCTTCCGGCGCAAATTCCTCCTCCACGTCAATCAGTAACGGGATCACGGCTACCGAATCTCAGTCCGCCCTTCAGGTCTCCTCTCGAAGCGCATCCGAGTCGGCCTCCGCTACAAATTCTCAGGATGCCACCCATATCGATTATGCGGTCAGCCTCGACACGACATACGTTCAAGGCATAGACTCCAATCAGGTTGGCGTATGGATAGATTCAGGTTCCGTTACCGCAACCGTAACAGGTGGACGCTCATGGATTATCTACGAATGGCAGTTTGTTTCAGGGGATAGTGGTATCGCCGTTAGCGATTCTACCGCCTCCACCGTTACATTTGGAGCAACCGTCGATTGCGGAAACATTCCTCGTGAGGCCGTATGGAGGTGTAAAATCTACGAATGCGGGGAGTGCGGAAACCCTAATGACAGGATAGTCATATACAGTGACAACGTTTCCATATATTTAAACAACACAGAAACCACCTGCGGATAAAATATCCTTATGTTTTACTACACTTTTTTAATTGACACGCTCAACTCTGCATCAGGCATTAATCCCGGCGGGATTAGCGCCGAGTGGGTTTTTGGGGTTTGCGTTTGCATTCTCGCCTTCTTTCTTCATAGATTCGTCACACAAATAGACTCACTCACAAAGCAGATCATCGCTATGGATAAGTCCCACGCTTCTTTGGGGGCTGAAGTCAAGTCGATGGCTTCTCAGGTAAAATCCATTGACCACAACAAAATCGCCGACATCGCCCTCGCCAAACTTCTCATTATGAATGGAGGAAAAATGGGTCGGGACTGGCCTTTCGGTAACACAAAAGACCCAAATTTGGGACATAACGATGAATGATAAAATCAAATTCCTAACCCGTGACGGCAAGATTCTTGACTTTACCGCCTATCAGACTATCCATAATCTAACCGGAACTCAGATCGGCAAATACTTCTCTTACAAAGAGGCCAAGTTCACTCAGGATATTCAGGACTATGGCGAGTTGATAGTCTGTGAACCCCTCATGATGCTCTTGGATGCCTTGAGGGAGGCCAAAGAAGCCCCCGTCATTGTTAACTCTTTCAATAGGGACAAAGCCAAACAGGAATCCTTGCATGCTCGAGGCTTTAAGGCCGCAACCTTTTCTCCTCATGTAGCAAAATTAGCCGCCGACGTTGACACCCTCAACGCCGAAGAAACCGAATACATCGCCAATTTGGTCATAGGCATTTCACAGATGATGGGCATAATGGCAAGGGTTGGATTTAAGCAATACATCGATGAGGGGCAGACCTTCGTCCACATTGACGTTTGCCCCGAATACTATGCCCCCGGCAAGCCCTTCAATTACATTCCTCACCCTCTCGCATGGGAGCAACAAATCACTTGGTAAAATGGACTTATTACTTCACGAATACGCCTTCGTTCTTTATGGAGTTCTCGCATGGCAACTTCAACAACATTTTACCCACAAGACCACGATCCGTCAGCGGCTGAACTTTATCGGTCGATCCATGATTTGGGGCGGGATGCTCGTTGTCTTTGACGACGAACTCGCCGATTGGCTATTGGAATCATTCGAGATTGACTTGTATTTCTATGACGAAAATCATAATGCGATCGGAATTGATTGGTACTTTTATACCGCAATCGGCTTCCTAATTGACATCATCAGGCAGAAAATCACAAACCATAAAGAAGCAAAGTCATGAGCATCATTACAAAGGTCGGTGAATTATTCACAGGAGGAGCCGTCAAAGCCGCCAAAGGGATCGCAGATATCGTGGATGTGTTTGTGGACACAAAGGGCGAGAAGGCCGATCGCGACAAAGCCATTCAGGCGGAACTCAATCGCCACATAGAGGCAATGCAATCGGACATTACCCGTCAAATGGAATTGGAGATTCAAGACAGGACTGCGGCCCGAAGTAGGGAATCTGAGTTTGTGAAGGCCACCGGCCACATGGATTGGATGATGACGTTTACCGGCGTGATCGTCCTCTTATCATTCGTGGGCGTCACCGTGTTCGTCCTTAACCACGAAATGCCCAAGACAAGCGAACACATTATCATTAACCTGATCGGCATACTTGAGGGAGCCGTGATCGCCGTCATTACCTACTACTTTGGATCAAGTGCAAGCAGTAGAATCAAAGACATGAGAAGCAAATGAGGGAAACGAAAATAACTTGTCCTGTCTGCGAAGGCAAGGGGATCGTCAGAGATAGGATAACCCACAATATGCGGGTATGTTTGGTTTGTAAGGGGCTTGGGTTAATCCCAAGATCACATCAATGAAAGACGCGGGCTTGGGCGATACCATCGCCCGCATCCTTCGATTTTTTAAGATACCTTCCGGCATGAGGTGTGGATGTGATGCTCGGAGAAAATGGCTTAATCAGACCCGACTCTCCCGCTTCCTCTACCGTAAATAGAAATCTTCACCGTAGCAACGTATCGTTCCTTGATCGATTTGCCTCTACCTTTTCCCACTCCCTCTAAGGCTTTTGCCCTCGTAGGATACCCTGCGCTGACATACGGCCCCATTGAGGGGTAAAGTGGGCGATAGACGTTGACCCAAAATTTCATCTTATTGGGGTTTAGTTTCGGTTTAGTAGGGAGTCGATTTGCTTAACAATGGATTCTGTAATTCCTACTGAAAATTGATCCCTTGCATATTTTCGTAGCCCATTAAATTCCTTACGGATACCGGCGAGTCCTTCCCTCAGCCTCTCATTCTCCGAGGTGAGGGAGTCGATTTTTGCAATATCCTGTTCGATTCTCAGTTGCATTTGACTTTCTATTTCTAAAGCAAATCCGGCTTGCTCATCCTTGGCCTTCAACCGCTCCTCACAGGATTCGAGTCCAAGACGGTAGCCCCATGCTGCAAAATCTCTATTATTATTCAATAGAAGATCAAGAAAGCCTTTCGGCACTTGCTTATCCAATTCCAATGATTTCACTAATTGGGCACCTTCATTGAGTTTATCCTCAATCTTGCGCTTTACATCTTCCGGTAGTTCGTTAGTTTCCATTACTTAGGGGTTACTAATTCCATATCTTTAAGAAATCTTTTAAGCATACCAATCTCCACTGATCGGCTTTCCTGTGCCATTGGGCCAGTGTCCTCATGGTATTTAATCTGCTTCTCAATTCGCTCCCTTAGAGAATGCTTGTAGGCTTCAATGCCAGCCTTATACCCATCCCCGTAACCACTTCCTAATAGTGGATGAATGAAATATGGTGCTTCTCTTTTGGTTGTCCTATTGCACATATTCCCCGATGATTGACTTGGCTGACCACAGACCTCACATGGCCCATTAGTCCCAATGTGACCAAGACACGTTTCAATTATTTCCATTACTTTGGGGGTTTAACGGTTTCTCATATACATTATCACAGGCCAAAACCACGGTGCGAAGGCGAAGTCCAAGACCTGTTCATACAATTTCTCTCGCCTCGGCAACCTCCTCTTTGTCTTGTTACTATGGAGGAAGGACACATACACCGCCCCCACGAGGTAATAGGTCAATGCTATTCTTAAATAGAATGGGATGTTCATTTTACTTTTTTGGTTGTTCTGACTTTGCTTAACTCTTTCAAATACTCACCCATTGCTTTGGGTGATGGGAATGTCAACTTTTCTTCCTTACCGTTGACCGTGACGATTAGCGTAATTGGCCCTTTGTGTGATCCTTCTTTTTTGTGTTTCATCAGAATAGGGTTAGTTGGTTTCCGAAATAGACTTTCTCATAAGGAACTGATCGCCCCGCCTTGCGGAGTATCTCCACGCAAGCATCAATCTCTGATTTGCAATCTCTCTGATCTTTCTCCGTCAGCTTCTCGCCATTCGGAAACTTACCATCGATCAAGCATTCCATATTGACTTTGCACGTCGCCCCTGCCATCAGCAACAGGGCGTCCTCACTCATAACCTTCTGATTCATCCACACTAAAGTGTTGCCACGCCTTGAACGCCACCACCGCCATTATCGCGATCACTCCGAAAATCATAAAGCCCACAATCGATAAGACTATGCCTTCCATGAAGCTACGGCCACCGCCGCTACCTCCACCGCTACCAAAATCATCCATTTGTCATAAGTTATTTAGTTTCCGCCACTCACTTTCTTCCATCCAACCGTCAAGTGGCTTTCCGGTTCTCGCATCATAATTCGCCTTTATATAGGCGAGGTGAATATCCCTCTCCCTTATTTCCGATGCAGAAGTCGTGGGATAGGAGGGCTTCTTCGGGGCTATCTCCCGCCCCTCCTTCTTAATCTCATCCGGCGTCAACGCCTTCACGCTTTTCACTACGTCGGGGGCATTCTTGATCTTATCCTCCCACTCTTTGAGGATGCGATCCGCCACATCCGGCGGGGCGATATTCTCTACGGGAGCCTCATCCGTCCCCGCTTTGGGGATAGATTGTGGATAGACCTTGTAGTGATTATCCTTGTGGCGGTACAAATCTTCTTCGATCGCCTGATACTTCACTTCGAGGTACTTTCTCATCCACTCGCCAATCACCACGCCATCCATGCGGTAAATCTCTCCGAACTTACCCATCGCTCCCATGTCAAAGCATTGACGGAAATCGCCGATACTTTCATTCGGGTGATCTTTAAATAACTGCGATGCTACAAACTGCACCTGAAAGTCATTCAAATTGCCCGACACCGACACAAGGCTTTGCAACCTGATCAATTCGTACTCGATATACTTTCGCACATTGGCTTCCCCTGCATCATCAGCGATCTCCTTCACCCTCGGCAAGTCCTGAGTTTTCAGGATGTCCTTTGGTAATCCATCACTTAACTTTGCAAGGAAAACATGGTTCCCTTTAATCAGGCTCACTATGTCGCTTTTGGAATCTTTCGACAAGCCCTTCTGTTTTTGATTCTCGTCTGCCTTGACTGGTAGCATTGTCTTTCTTTTTAATTGTTATCCATGTTAAGAATTTCTGTTTCCATAGCCACACTTCTGCCGGTGGATTGGGGCCGGACGAATGGTAAAGCCAACACTCATCAAACGCCTGTTGGATATTTTTACCATCGGCTATTAACCGTATGCCCTCCACATAAATCTCGTTGGAAAAAAGTTCTTCCATCACTTCTTCTTTCGTCGGCAATTTTCGCTTGATAATGATAGGGACTGTTTTCGCAATTACCTCTTGAGGTGTAACCGCCTCAGGATCAGTCCCATACTTCTCAAGCAACTTGAAGATTGGAATATGCGCTTTACAATTCGGTGACAACTTTCCATACTGAAAGTCGATGAATCCGGTGATTCTGTATTTGTCATCACCGAAGGGAGTCACCCTCTCGCCAAACGCTTCCAAATCCTGTTCACTAACATCATCACCTATGTAGAAAGAAGCGGCCTCAAAATCTGCCTCCCAAACTCCCGCCTGATCGCATCTGTCCGTCAGATACGCCCACAGGCATTTTGTTTTTGGATTCAGTTTTCGATACCACGCCTTCTCCCACTTGTCGATATCCGTGAACCTCTTTTTAGACATGAGCGATCTCTCTCAGGGTTTGTAGATAGGTCAACTCTGCATGGATCACTCTCAATCGCATGATCCTTTTAGCGATAATCTCTTTGTTCATCGTCAACGTGGATTCACTCTCCAACTCACGCTTGAGCAAATCGATTTCCGCTTCGATCCCCCACATGGCGACCTTCAAATCCCTTGAAGGCTTCACCGTAATCTCAGCCTCGCTCATTTGATGTCCTTTAAGAACTTGATCCCGTGTAGGGTAGCCGTCTTATTCGCGATCGCCCTTTCCCTCGCCTTGTTCACGAAATCAATATTGCGAGATCGACCCGCCATGATGTGATAGGCGTAGCCCGGACTAATTCCGAGTTCTTTCGCGAGGTCTTTGATTCCCCCGCGTCCCAACCAATTCTTGATTTCGTCCAAGTCATCATAGATCGCCCTATTCTTCGCTTGGCGTTTTAATCTTGTTTCTTTGCTCATACAATTACATTTTAAGTGTTTCCATTATCTCTGTCAGTTTGGCGTTTGCAACAACAAGTTTCGTCATCATCAATTCCTGATCGTCCACGTTCTGCGTTACCGTCATGAACTTCATATCTATCGGGGCGGGGAATCTTGGGTCATACGACACCAACTTCGCTTCTTCGATATCGACACCGTAGGCTCTCGCTACCCAAAGCATATTCGCCTGAATCTGCCAATAGTATTCGGGATGCAAATCCTTCAACATGATCTGTTGCTTTACCACATCATGCGAGAAGATTTCCGTCACGTTCTCGATGTGGTTACCGGAATAATACGGACACTTGATTTCGAGAACCCCGTTCGGGACACCCTCGGAGTCGAGCAGTACGCCGTCCGCCGACCCTCCGGCGAATGAGGAGAAGGATATAAACCCCACCTCCTTAACATTCGCTCCTGTCCGTTCTATGAAGGCGTAGCGAGCCTTTGGCTCGTTCATGATCCCCCAATCCAAAGCCGGAGCGACCACCGTTTCCCTTGATCCCGTCAACTTCTCCGCCGCCTTCGCCCGAACATAAGTCATCGCTCCCGGCGACAACAACGTGGGTTCTTCAATCGTCATAGTTCTCGATCCCTTCCCTGACTTCGGCCTCGCTTTGAGTTCATCCTCAGTCATATCCCTCATCGCGGGGTTCATCAATTTATGAATCTCGCTTGATGTGAACCTTCCGACTCTCTCATCATGCCACGCCTCCGACTTCTGATCGGGGGCGATAAGGTTATCTAAAAAATCTTTCATGATTAATAAAGGTTTATGTTGTCCAACACTTTAAACGCCCTTTCTAACTCATCCGCTATGTGCTTCATAGATTTCGCTGAACGAGTTTCCTCAACTACTTCATGACCGATAAGGTCACACGAGTTTTTGATCCTACGAATGGCTAAGAGGACTCGCTCTCTATCCGGTTCTGCTTCTTTCGTTATCATCTTCGTTGGGGTTAGAATGGTAAATCATCTTCTATATCCTTGCTCTCATGCGCTCTCTCCTCCGTCCTTCTCGGCACAGAATCTTGCGTCATTCGTGACGTCTTTGGGAAGCCATCGCCTTTAGGTTCATAGACGACGATCTCCATGTAGGGCTTTCCTGAATCCTTACCCTTGTTCACCCGACAATTCACCCACCCCTTTTCATTGAGGTGCTGAGTGAGTTTATCGATATGCTCTTGCGTGAACCCTATGTCCACCTGATCGGGGTACTTTCCTGTGACGCACCTTCCGATAAAAATCTTCTCTGTTGCCATACTATTTCTTGGTTTGTGATTTTGCCTCTGTGATTTTCTGATCCAATGCGCTCAAGGCGAGAACGAAATTCTTTATCGTCTGCTCACCCTTCCAATTATCGGGATGGAACTTCGTAGTGTCCTCTCCGGTGAGGGCTTCATACTCAGCAAGCCTTTCGAGGTATTCCTTCTTGAGTTCATCCACCGACTTATCCGACGTCACTTCGACCGAGTACTTGGTATCGACCGTGTTATCGGCCTGATTCATTTCTTCCGCCGTGTAGATACCGGACAGATCATGCGGGTACGCCTTCCTCAACCCCAACGCTTCCGCGACCTTCGCAAGCATCGTATGGGGCATCTTCTTCCACAACCCAAAGGCATTACCCTCCTTATCCGTCTGCACATACTCATCCCAATATGCAACGCCCACAGACGCCTCATACCGATTGCCTCTCGCATCGAACCGGAAGATGGACACCTTCGCGACCTTCGGCCTCCCATCCTTGTCAACCACGAATACGGGTTCACCCTGTCCGGCGTAATCGCCCGACCTTTCCGCTATCACTCGGAAGCCATCGATCGCCGTTTGGATCGTCATACGCTTTGTCCATCCTCCCTGCGAGTTCTTCGCGTTACGGTGGATGCAATAGATTTGACGCGACAACGGATCAAGCCCCGCTTTCTTTGCAACGTGCAAGAAAACGGCTAATTCATCATTACTCGCGTCCGGCGCTACCTGACTCTTAATCAGGGCTACCTGTTCGGGCGTGAACGTAAGTCCTTGACTTACCTCCACTTTTGCTACTTCATTGGCCATGTTTTATCAAATTTGATTTCTGTTTGTTTTGTGTTCACTACGATCAATTTTTTCAATCCGTTAATGGAATAGACAAGGCTCTGCACCCTGCCCTCAAGACTTTCTATTTCTTCTTTGATGTCAAGGGGATCGTGAGAGCAGAAATATCCATTCTTCGTTGCAAGGACTGGCAGTTTGCTTTCTCCTCTGATGTAATTAATCAGCTTCCTAAGCCTTGCCGCTCCGAGGCTTTTCTTTCCCAAATAGCCCCTCGCTTTCAGCGATCGACAAATCTCCTCGTTGGTGATAGGGTTAAGTTTCCCCCTCCCACTTAATCCTTTGATTAAGACAGGTATGAGGCTCAACTCATCATCCGTCAATGGAGCCGTTATTTCTTCATGCCCCGTTATCATAGGTCAATAGAAATGTCGTTATCAAGCGAATCTTTCACCTCCTCAAGCGTTTTCCAATCGCGATGTTTCCCCATCGCTTTCAGATACTCCGCCGCTCGGATGTAATCTCCTAACTGTTCGGGAGAAAATTCAACAAACTCTTGCCAAAGGGAATCGAATAGGTCGAGGTACGTCCCAACCATGTCCGCAAGAACCATTTTCTGTGCTTCGTTTTTATCCATTTTTATAGGGGTTAAGTTTCAATTCAAAAAGGGAGTGGGGCGGGTAATCACTCCCGCCCCGTTCTCCCCCAATCCAACCAATCAAACTAATTGCTATTCCAAGAGCGGAGCATGGCATCGAATCCGATGGACTCCAATTCCACGCTACGGTCATACGACGGGACATCCTGTGCCATCCTCGTGATGGCATTCCCCAATCCCCATGATGTGAGGCTTCCGCCCTCGATGAGGTGCTTGAGGACATCTTCTTGCTCCGTCTGATTGAATCCAAACTTCTTCGTTGCCAACTCGATCGCCTTCGTAGGCTCCGCGATCAGCTTGGTCGTCGACAACTGCATGGAATCCACAATCTTTAAGAAGGTATTTTCCGACAGAGAGTGATTCACCAAGTCCCGAACTTTCAGAAAGAACGCCGTGTCATCCGCTTGGAGCGTGTCATTCTCAAACTCGATCTGCTCGATTTCATTGATCCGGCCCGTGTGGTACTTCTTCATTGCGAACATATCCGCAATCGCTCCATTCAGGCATGAGAGTTTATACGCGAACGGCTTGACCGAGAGGCTACCCTCCCCGATCTCGGAGTTCTGAATGATAACTCCCGCTTCAAGGATGTCCCCGACCTTCGCTCCGTCTTTCCCTATGGTGCTGATTTCTGCCGTGACCTTCGGGTTTCTCGCTTTCAGATACAACCGCTTCTCGGTGATCTCGCTCCCATCGATCACAAGGTTCGCTTCCGCAAGCATCGGGAGAACCGCTTGAACAAGGTCGAAGTTATCCAACCTCCGGTAACGATCACTCAACACCGCTCTGACGTTCCCATCGAGTATGCGGATCATCCGTCGATCACTCTGATGCTTGAGCCAATACTGCACATTGTTCGCAAGCAATTCCGACGACTTGCCCTTCACGAGGTCATAGTATTTCTTCGGGATGTTGCAATACCCCGCTAACTGATCGTGTCCCGTTCCCGTAAGAGGGGCCGTTACGAGGTCAGTTTCAATCGGGAAGCCGAGTTCCAAATGATTGTCATTCACAAACGCTTCTACTTTATTGGTGTTCACCAAGAAGTCACGCTTGTTCTGTTGTTGACGCACGATCTCTTTTGCGAGATCAGCAATCGATCTTGTCTGTTTCATAAATTATTGGTTTTGGTTTTGTTTACTATTCCGGGTCTGCTACTACGCTTACGGAGAACGACATATATTCACCGTCTAAACTCATGTCCATCCGCTTTGCTTTCTCCAAAGCATCCTCAAGGTCATTTGCCCATACGGAGGTGCGGAGTATTACCTCGAACTTCCTTTCGTTCTCAGGAATAACGTGTTCAAAGAACTTGCACCATCCTCCGAGAATGTGCTGATCCCCATAGTCATTGACAACGATTGTTTCGTCATTGATTTCAACGCCATAGTTTTCAACTCCCGTTTTGTAAACCTCTCCTTTGGAGAAGGCTTTTATCCCATTGTGTCCAACGAGATCAACTAATGCTCTTAGCTTCATTGGTTTGTTTTTGTTTGATTTCGCGAAGTAATTTCCTCCAACCGGAATAGGCTTTCTTGAACAGTTCCTTCCGTGTGACTCTCGCTCCATCCTTGATGTGCAAGAGCCATTCCTCATTTGTCATTAAAGGCTTTTTGACCATAAATTGATGTGGATTAATTGATACAATAAAGATACGAAAGTAATACGATATATCCTAATGAATGTTTAACTCTTTTCGGGGAATTTTCCGAAAGGGAAGGTTTCCGAGAACGAACATCGAATCGTTTGCGACAGGAGTAAATTCGGGTTGGAAATAGATCAGTATGTTACCACGCTGATTTATCGACTTCCACGTCACAACCCAATCCTGAACCGTGTTCTGCTCCTCGTCCAAGAATCGAAAGCGATCTGCAATTTCTAAGTCTTTTTCTGTTTCCATTTTATCTTGGTTTATTGTCATCCTCTCTTACTAATTTGTAAATCGCTCGTCCATCGAGCAACCTCTTTCTTGGCGGAAGCGAGTCGAATACTGCGTTGGCTTCTTCCAACGTCCTGCACTCTTTTACGATCTCATCTCCCTTGAAAATGATGTAACTTTCTCTTGGCTTGGTCATAGGAGTCGTGCTTTTTTCATCTGATTTGTTTTTCGATTTGTTTCGCCCTCACATCGCAATACACCCGATGTACTTCATGCCTCTCGATCCCATAAGGTTCAAGCGCATCTGCCGTGTCATCGATCTCTCCGGTGTAGAACGCTTCGTGATTGTTTAACTCTCTC